CCTCTGACTGGACTCGAACCAGTGACATACGGATTAACAGTCCGCCGTTCTACCGACTGAACTACAGAGGAATCGTGTGAACGAGGCGCATGTTAATGGCCTCGCCATTTTGTGTCAACACTAAATTCAACGCGCTGATTCAATTGATTAATTAAGCTTCAGAGTGCTGGTTTAGTGTACTTGCGCGGAGGGATCCCCGGTCTGGCCGTCATTTTCACGTAACCGTTGTAAAGGGTCCTGCTGGTAAAACTGGCAGAAACGCTGCCACAGCGCCGGGAAGCGAGGGGCGAAAAGCTCGGGCGCGCTGAAGAAATATTCCGATAACACGGCGAAGCATTCAGCAGGGTCGGTGGCAGCATAGGCATCAATGCTGGCTGCGCTTTCGCCCACCAGATCGATTTCATCCTGAATATTGTTCATCGCGGCGTGCAGATCGTGTTCCCAGCCTGCCACCTCACGCAGCGGGATAAAGGGAACGCCGCTGGCGCGATCGCCATTACGGGTGTCCAGCTTATGCGCCACTTCATGAATGATGAGATTGAAACCGGATGCGTCGAACGAGTCCTGAATGTCCAGCCAGTTGAGGATAATCGGCCCTTGCTGCCAGCTTTGGCCGGATTGCACCATTCGCTGAGTGTGCACCAGCCCGATATCGTCCTCCCATTCATCGTCTACAACAAACGGCGCCGGGTAGATCAGCACTTCATGGAAACCGTCCAGCCACTCGATGCCCAGTTCCAGCACCGGCAGGCAAAAGAGCAGGGCGATGCGGGTGCTCTTGCGATCGTCGAGTTCAAATCCCTGTAGCGGGACCAGCCGTTTTTGCTGTAAGAATCGTATCGCAAGCTGTACCAGACGTGATTTATCCTCATCCGATAAAGTGGACAGGACAGGGATCGCCAGCGCCTCTTCCCACGGCAGCGCCGCGCTTCGGGCAGATTCATTCGACTTCCAGGGCCACTTAATCATCGCTTTGCTCGCAAACTCGTCACTTGAACAAAATTGAACGGTTATGGTCTGTTAAAATGCCAAATTCCCCGGCATGATGGCAACCATCAAAACGGAGAGATGCCGGAGCGGCTGAACGGACCGGTCTCGAAAACCGGAGTAGGGGCAACTCTACCGGGGGTTCAAATCCCCCTCTCTCCGCCATTATTCAATCACTTACCCGATTTCCTTTCAACGATCCAGATCCCAATGAGAAAAAGTGAGAAAATCCGTTGAGAAAAAAGCGGGTATTGATGGTCACATTTTTCGGTTTAATGTCGGGCTTACTTTAACCTTTCTATCGTAAACCAGCACCTGCGATTCGGTCTTATGACCACTATAAACTTGCTTCTCTCTACTGGATCCTTCGTAATCTGATATTCCTTTAGCTTTGAGGTCATGGAAGGTGCAATCCAGAGCTCGTCCAAGTTTTTCGCTGGCGCCAGTTCGCGCTTTCCTCCAGGCTTCATTAAAACCTTTATACGAATACCGTTCTCCGTACATCGTCCTTATAACTGCTCCTTCATTACCCCAAGGCTGGCATATTTCTACCGCAGCCCTCAGCCTGTCATTCCATGCCTTAATCTGCTTAATACCAGTCTTGCCTTGTTGAATAAAAATTCCTTTATCCATTATCTGATTCCAGTCCATTTTCAGAACATCAGAAACACGCGCTGCACACAGGTAAGCAATTTCCATCGCAGCACGTACAGCTGGCGTAGCGCTCTCAAAGATCGCGACGTACTCTTCGTCGGTGATATAGCGATCACGCTGCGGCTTGGGGTATTTGTCGACACCGACACAAGGATTACCAGGAACATACCCGCGTTGATAACTCCAACGGAATACGCGTGACATTGAACTATGCTCATGGTTGGCCTGAACTCGGCTTTTCTTTCCTCTTGCATCCATGTAACGACGAATATGCTCAGGCTTTATCGACTTAGCTTCAGCTTCGCCGAACACAGCCAGGATGTATTTTTCATGAGCGTGATAGTCTTTCTGAGTGCGGGGTGCCAGATCAGAGAAGTCAGCACTTGCCAAAAACTTTTGCCAGAGCTGCTTGAACAGGAGGCGATTCTTACGGCCCTCTACTACCTTCTCATAGGCCACCCAGACTTCAGCTTTCGTTGCGTTCGCGGGAGCCAGTTTCTCTGTAGATCCGCCGGGTTTCCAGTAATAGCCAGAAGGCCGAAAAAAAACACCCTTTGGCATCCACTCGTTACCAGGTGCGCGTTTGCGTCCCATATCAACTCTCTATAGCGTCAAAGTTCATGCCCTTAGAGGGCGGGAACCCTGCTGGTGGCACGAGCCGATGAATCGGGTGGTTGATGTGATACCAGGTGGTTTTGATAGAACCATCTCGCCTCTCAATGAAATAAATACCATTAAGTTCAAGCACCTCTTTCTGCAAAGACTTTTGTGGTGATCCTGTAGCCTCTGCCAGCTCCTCATCAGTCAGGAAACGATCGCTCATGGGTTGCTCTCCACTTTACCGGCTGCACCCGGTCACTCTTTGAAAATACAGGTCCCGCAACCATTGCGGGCCCAGTCACAACAGCTACCACATCGGTTTACTTTTTTAGCTGCGGATCCTCCATATCGGGCTTTTTAAAGTTCGCCTCTATGGACTCGCCCAGCCGCTTAAGCCAGTCGGCCAGTTTCAACGCGGCCTCTTTTGGCGACTTCTGGGGAGGGAAGTCAGTGATTACGATACAGGCATCATAATTACCGTAACCGTCACGGTTTATCGACATGCCCTGCTCCAGCACCGTCAGCTGATTGCTGTGCTTAACGTAGTAACGGGATTCTGATGTTCCGGTGCTGCGTTCTTTGACATAAGAGACAAGCTCAACCTCAGTGGTGATGGTTTTACCGCTCTCATTATCGATGCGACGGAGCAATTTGTGGATTGTGTCAGCCATCACTTCACCTCCTGCTGCGGTGCTGCTGCGAAATGCTCGACACCTTTAGCCCAAATACCTTTGATGGTTGTCCAGGTGACAGGCACTTTAACTTCAATCCTCCCGCTACCGTCGCAGGTTTCGCAATCACCATCACCAAAACACTCTGGGCAGTTTATGAACTTGGTTTCTGAAAACTCACCCAATAGCGCGCCTTTAGCGCCGTTCTCTGCTGTCAACTTCATCGGCACCAGTGCATAACCATCCGGCACTACCGGCGCTGGCGGGGCTGTGTATAACGGACCCGGCTTAACATCATGTCTGCGCCAGCGAATATCGCAGTTCCTTTCCTCGCTCGGAGATGACCAGGCTACTACATCAGCAACCGGCTCCTGCTTCGGCGTCATCAATGCCGCCATCGCGATTTCAGCCAGGCGCAGGCGTATAGCTGTTTGCTGGGACGGAATCAGCTCGTCACGCTCGCGCCAGAAATCAACTTCTTCACGCGCCTGATCGAGTAACTGCTTATTGGTAAATTTAGTCATGGATTAGTCCGCCCAGTAAGTGAGTTCTTCCGCCAGGCGGTCATCTGCCTCGGCCTGATTCGGGATATCAGCATCGGTTTCAATGCTGGCTCCTGCAAAATCACGAGCGCAGGCTTTCCGGTGCTTCCGGTTACCCATGCCCCATTCTGGTTTTTTCAGCTCTTTGTTCCATGCGCGCAGCATGAGCTTCATTGGTGACTTAGCCATCTTAGTCTTCCCAGTTGATGCGGATTCCGGCTACCCGCAAAGCATGCTCAACATCGTGACGAGAGAACCATGGGCCGTTATCTTTTGGGATCATGACGCCGCGTTCTGCCTCGTTAATCGGATGACCAGGGCGAATTGAATAACGAGTGGGGAGCGTAACTTTCACACCTTGCACGCGCACTTCAGCCAGGAAGGCGTCGGTGGCCGGAGTGGACGGCATGCCATGACCAGCGCAGGCATATTGCCCAGTCCTGACGTTCTCCACATAGCACTCATCGCAGATGTACTTCTTCAGCCCCGCATTCTCTGCAGCCAGCGCATCTCGCTGCTTCGCTGTTTCGCGTTGCGCCACCAGTGCAACATCCAGTCGTGTGGCCAGCTCCCTTACCAGTTCTGCTGATGCTTTCGGCAAATAGCGTGCAGCGTGGTGGGCGGCGTGAATTAACTGAATGTTGGTCAGGCGCATTTGCGGATCCCCATCAGTTCGTTGAACCGTGCAATGAACAGACCGTAGGCCTGGCCGGGGCGAAGCGGGATAACGGTAAACAAATCGGTCGGTGGGATTCCGTCAAGCACTGGCCACACGGTACCGTCGTCGATATCGAGATCACGGCGTTCGGTACCGAGCATGACCAGGTCGGCATACTTTACTGTATCGTGCTGGTAGGCCGGTAATCCGAACTTAGCGCGGATCTCGCTATCGACATACGCCTCGATACGCTGGTAATCCGGGAGCAGGCGTTTCAGCGGCGCCGGGATGTCCTGGCAATACGCTTCAGCAGCATCATGCAGCAGCGCTTCAAGCGCGAACTCTGCGGGAACCAGCTGGCTGACAAGCACCGAGTGCTGCGCGACGCTGTAGAACTCCGGCAGGTGGCCGGCAAAGCGGCAGATGTGGGAAAGGGCAGTGGCAATATCCTCGATCACGATATCGTCGTGATGAATATTGAGGTAGTTAATATGCTTCCCGGATAGTGTCTGAATATATGACATTACGTGTTCTCCATTAATACGCGCTGCACCGCGCCTGATTTTTGGTTGAGCGAATCCCTCGCCTGCTGGCGATCGTTAATTTAATTTCGCTTCACTAAATGCCCCTGGCGCGGGGCATTTAAGGCAACGTAATTAAGCGCTGAATGAGCCGATAAAGGTTTCCACCTGGCTGTCTTTGAACTTCTCAACCAGAAGATCACGGAACTCGGTGGCCATATCTTCCTGCTGGGCTTCCAGCTGGACAATGCGCAGGACCAGGGTAGGGCGGTCGCCGCCGATGATGCTCAGTCGGAGCTTGAACGGACGCTCCGCAAGGCCTTCGAACGGCACGCAGCGAAACTCGAACGCCACCGGCATGATGTCCTGCGTGCGAGCCTCAACACTTTCCATCAAAGAGCGCTTGCCGCTGAAGTCCTGATCCTCGTAGTCCGCTTTCTGGATGGACTCGATAGTGATCTTGCGGATCGCCGCCGCAGACTTCTTCGCGTCGATCGTTTCGCCGTCGGCATCAAAGCCGAGCAGGTTTTCTGCCCAGTCTTCCAGCCACTCGGCCAGTTCTTTTTGACTGTGGCGACAGCCATTGATGGACAGTAAGGAGGCGAATGGGGCGGTCTTTTTCAGCGCCAGCAGTGCAGTATTATCAGCGTGGCCCGGATTATTCAGCGTGCCTAGGTTGAACACGGCAGCCGCGCGCATCTCATCGGCATTGATGAAGCAGCGGGTACCCTCAACTGCATAACCGATAGAGTAGCGGGCAAAGTCGTCAATGCTGGCGGTCTGCATTTTGCCGCGAAAACGGTAGCGCTCCAGCGACAGGCGTTCCAGGTTTTCGATGCTGGCTCCTGCTGGTAAGACGGCAGCCGGGCAGTCAACGGATGACAACTTCTCTTCGACGAACTGTGACAGCACCAGGGTCTGGATTTTGTCGATCGCGCCGGAGTCTAAAGAGTGGGACATGATATTTCCTTAACGTGGGTGAATGGTAGGTTACTGCTGCGAGCGCAGCTTCGCATCCGGATCGCCTTTAAGGCTGAACAGCTGCCCCTGGTCTTCCTGCAGGATGGTCAGTTTGCCGCCGCGGTTGACGTACATCGGCGTTTCGGTGCTGTCCTCTTCTGAGGATTTACCACGAGGGGTAGGGCGCACATAAGCCAGCTTGTGCTTGATCATCACGCGCTTCTCTTCGACGGAGTTGCTCATGCGGTCAAGCTCAAAGGTCAACGTAACTTTTCCCTTCTGGCCGTTGTTGAGCACGCCGAAGGCGACCTCACTCAGTGCCACGGCGATCTTGTTCTGGAACACGCCGCCGTCCAGTTCGCCCATAAACTCGGGCACATCGGTCAAACGTTCATTACTCATCGGGTATACCCTCTGAAAACAGGCTGCTGACACAGCCGGGTTAGTTTCTCCACACAACACAGAAGAGCATCTGCTGGTGGAACAGCCCGTGCGATTGGGTTATGAGCCGTCGCTACGGTGATGCTCTTGTGTGTTGCGTAAAAAAATTGCGGCATCCTCACGGGTAGAGACAGATGCCGCCAAAGACAGCAACGCAGCTTTTACAGGTTTCAAGTTGTGGGCCAGACGCTGATCTTCTGGTTGCCGTCGGAGCGGCTGCAATTCACCACAACTGGAAGCGCACTCCGCTGTTTTCACACCTGTCACCCATAACTGGTTCGAAGGAGTGCGCTTCCATGTTGTGTGCCTGTCTTTTCACCACTTTCAGGCTCGGTGCTATCCTTACAGGAGTTCAAACCAAGCAAGGAAAACAGATGCTTAAATCGACTCTTATAGCCACATGCCTTCACCAAAACTCGCTAATTCCCGACGTACCGACTGGTGAGGCGGCAGTAAAAAGAATTTTTACTGAGTACTACCCGGGGCGTGACTTTAAAAAATGGAACACTCATTTGCCGGATCACATCGTTGAGCGTTTTTTACAAGCATCCCGCAATGCGACCACGATTCGCGTTGATTCCTTCATTAGGGATCTGTGGAATCAGTGAGAGGCGCAGAACCGAACGCTGCAAATCCCGGATGCAAAATGGTTTTCCCGGAAGCGTTGGCTTCACGCTCCAGTGCTTCTGGAACCATCAGCGCCCGGGTGAGTGCCTCCATAAACTGGATGTAGTCAGCAGCAACAGCACCATCTGTTTTCAGTGCCGCCAGGGGCGCACCGTTAACACGAATCTCAACCACTCTTCCTGACTTGCTCATCTCAACCCCCTCTGATTTCCTCTGGCGAATCATCCCCATTTTCATACGCCTGGGGCGGCTACTGCGTGGGCGTCCTGCCTGTTCGTTGTTGCTTTCAGGTACATTATGTACCGTTAGGGTACATTGTCAAGCACAAAAAAGCCCGCTTCCGCAGGCTCAAGATTAAAATTTAAATTTTGTTAAGGTACCTTCGAGGTTTTCCTGAAAAGATCACCGTACCGATTATAGAGCAGCTGCCGTCTATTTTGACGTAGGGCTCCGGCCAACTTTGATTCAAGGCCTTCAGGTACTTACTGCCGCCATCCTCAATTAACCTCTTGAAGGTGGTCTCTCCTGAATCATGCATTAACGCGATAACGTCATCGCCATGGCATGCTGGAATTTCGGGATCTACAAAAATCATGTCGCCCGGACGGTACTCATCGATCATAGAGTCACCAATCACACGCAAGATATACGTCATGGGTCCGCACGGCACAGGGCACGGATAAGTTTCAACACTACTCAAGTCAACCTCGGCAAAGCCAGCTTCCGTCCATGCTCCTGCCTGCACCCAGGATATAACCGGAACCAATGTTATATTTCTATTAGTGTCTGATACGTCAGGACTTTTTGCAACATTAGTGGTTTGGTGTTCCTGATCCAACCAGCCTAACGGCAAATCAAAGCATTTTTCAATATGACGAGCCATTGCATCGCCGATATTTTTAGAAGCGCCATCCCCCATAAACCTGCTGGTTTGGGTAGGTTCTCTGTCGATCATGGTGGCGAAGTAAGTGTTTCCGCCGACACCGTCACGCAACTTTCTAGCGTTTAAACGCCTAATTTCCTGAATCGTTTTCATCCCAGAATTAAACATTGTGTACCTTAAAGGTACAAGTACCTTGTAGGTTCATATTATTCATGTAATATGTACACAGGAGGTACATATCATGAAAGAGTATTGGGACTCTTTATCGAAAGAGCAGCAGTGCGAATTAGCAGTTAGCGTCAAATCAACCCCCGGTTATCTGCGTTTGGTTTTCAACGGCTACAAAAAGGCAGGATTCGCCCTCGCCAAAAAGCTCGAAGAGATCACAGCAGGCGCAATAACTAAATCTGATTTGCGACCTGACATTTACCCGAAACAGTAACCAAGAACACGAAGAAAAGACACCACAGCATCAAGGAGTTAACCGTGGATAACCAACAACACTGGCAAGTCGAAAAGCAACCCGCATGGCTGGTGGCGGCAATTAAAAAGACCATCTCAAGCCTGCCGGGCGGCTACGCCGAGGCGGCTGAATGGCTGGGCGTGACAGAGGATGCGCTCTTTAACCGTCTGCGCACTGGTGGCGATCAGATCTTCCCAATGGGCTGGGCGATGGTTCTCCAGCAGGCCAGCGGCACCAAGCACATCGCTGATGCGGTATCGCGCCAGTCGAACAGCGTCAATGTTCCGCTGGTGGATATCGAGGATGTGGATAACGCCGACATTAATCAGCGCCTAATGGAAACCATTGAGTGGATCAGTGAGCACTCCAAGTTTGTCCGCAAGGCAACCGCTGATGGCGTCATTGACCAGGCCGAACGCGAGCAAATCGAAGAGAACAGTTACAAGGTAATGGCGAAGTGGCAAGAGCATTTAACGCTGCTGTATCGCGTTTTCTGCGCGCCAGAAAAGAGTAACGCCCGCGAGTGTGCAGCTCCGGGCGTCGTGGCGTGTCGTATCAGTGGAGAAACTAACGCATGAGCAGTTTAACGGTAAATCACCGTCTGCCGCAACTCCGTGGCTTCCCGGTCAATGGGACCCCGTCGTTTCGGTATGAGCGCATGGTATCAGGCCGCTGGGTTGCATGTAACCACAGCCGGGCAATGGCAATCGTGGGGGTATGGCGCCGTAAAGGAGAATCTTTATGCGTGAAATCGACAGAAGATTCAGGGATCACCGCGGCGTCCCGGTTCGGGTTATCCGGTGGGAGCCAGAGACCCGACGCGTCATATACCTGCGAGATGGGTACGAGCATGAATGCTTCAGCCCTCTCGATCAGTTCCAGCGCAAATTTACAGAGTTAAAGGGCGACCATGAGCACTAAATTAAGCAGCTACGTTTGGGACGGCTGCGCGGCTTCCGGCATGAAATTGTCCAGCGTGGCGATCATGGCCCGCCTGGCTGATTTCAGCAGCGATGAGGGAGTATGCTGGCCTTCCATCGAAACTATTGCACGGCAGCTCGGCGCCGGGCCAAGCACTGTGCGCACGGCGATCGCCAAACTTGAGAAAGACGGCTGGCTTAAGCGCACTCAGCGCCGCCAGGGCAACCGTAACGCATCCAATATCTACCAGCTAAATGTGGCAAAGCTCCGTACGGCGGCATTGTCTCACCTGCCAGATTCTGACACGTCAAATTCTGACGCATCAAAATCTGACCCGTCAAAATTTGAGGCATCAAAATCCAGCAAAAACGGCGGTTTTGACCCGTCAGAATCTGGCGGGGATCCGTCAGTAAAATCAACTACTGATCCATCAGATAAAAAACCTATTTGTCAGGTTGCTGGGCAACCCGACCCTGCAGTGGTGATCACTGACCAGGCGAAAAAGGTTTTATCTCACCTGAACCAGACCACCGGATCTCGGTACCAGGTCTGCAAGTCGTCCCTGGAAAACATTCGCGGCCGTCTGGCCGAAGGGTTTACGCCTGATGAGCTGACGCTGGTGGTTGATTACAGCGTCGAGAAGTGGGGCGAAGATCTGAAAATGGCCGAATATCTTCGCCCAACGACCCTGTTCCTGCCCTCCAAATTCCCCGGCTACCTGCAATCGGCGAACAAGTGGAACGCAGCAGGGCGCCCGGCGCGCGAAACGTGGGGTCAGCGCAAAGCGGACCCGATGAAGTTCGGCCCTGTTGATAAAACTATTCCAGAGGGGTTCCGGGGATGAGATACGGATCTGTTTGTGACGATATTGCAGTCACTCAGCCTACTGAAGAACCCTCACCGCAAACCTGGCAGCGCCCTTTCCTCAAGTGGGCTGGTGGAAAATACCACCAGTTGTCGGATATCGACCGCCTGATCCCCACTGGCCAGCGCCTGATTGAGCCGTTTGTTGGTGGAGGTTCTGTGTTTATCAACTCCCATAAGCACGACTCTTTCCTGCTGGCGGACATCAACGCAGACCTGATCCACCTGTACCAGATGCTGGCTGTGGTACCGGATGTCGTGATTCATCAAGCCCGCCTGTTGTTCAGCACCAGGAACAGCGCCGCCGGGTATGCCGAAGTGGCCGATGATTTCAACGGGCAGCTGCTGGCCGGGCCGGAACGCGCCGCCGCTTTCCTGTACCTGAACCGGCACTGCTTCAACGGGTTGATCCGTTACAACCTCGCCGGAAAGTTCAACGTTGGCTGGGGCAAATACCCCAATCCATATTTCCCTGAAAAAGAGATCGAGGCGTTCACTGCGCTGGCGAGCAACTGCGTATTCATGAATGCCGGGTTCCGCCGCACGCTTTCTCTGGCTGGCGATGGCGATGTCGTTTACTGCGATCCGCCGTATGAGCCGCTGCCGGGCACCAGCGGGTTCACCAGTTATGCCCCAGGTGGTTTTAGCTGGGAAGACCAGATCGCCCTGGCGGAATGTTGTGTTGCCGCCCATCAGCGCGGTGCCCGGGTGGTGATCAGCAACTCATCAGCGCCCCGCATCATTGAGCTGTACCAGCAGCATGGCTTTGAACTCAACTACGTCCGCGCCCGGCGCGCGATATCCAGTAAATCCAGTACACGCGAAACCGTCAGCGATATCGTTGCGGTTCTGTAGGGGGTAGCAGTGGTCAATAAATCATTAACGGTGCGCCAGCAGGAGGTTTTTGATCTGCTGGTGAAATACCAGAGCGAGCATGGTTATCCGCCGACTATCTCAGAACTGTCCCGCCTGATGGGCGTGGTGTCGCCGAATGCGGCCGCCCTGCAGTTGCGTGCGTTGCAGCGCAAAGAGGCAATAACGATAGTCCTGGGCGCGCATCGCGGTATAAAAATCAACAGCCAGCCCTCACAGCCGATCCCGGAGGGCAAATGAAACTGGTGCTGCCGTTCCCTCCGAGTGTAAACACCTACTGGCGCGCCCCGAATAAGGGGCCGCTGGCCGGTCGCCACCTCATCAGCGCCAAAGGGCGTGCGTACCAGAGCGATGCCTGCGCTGCGATCATCGAGCAACTGCGCAGATTACCGAAGCCCAGCAGCGCGCCAGCGGCGGTGGAGATCGTTCTTTTCCCGCCGGACGCGCGGCGCCGCGACATCGACAACTATAACAAAGCGCTGTTCGATGCGCTGACCCACGCAGGCATCTGGGAGGACGACAGCCAGATTAAGCGAATGCTGGTGGAGTGGGGGCCGGTAACGCAGAAAGGAAAGGTCGAAATCACGATCAGTAAGTACGAACCGGCGGGTGCAGCCGCCTTATAAGTGGAGAAACGCATGAATAAGTTAATCGTGAATGATGCAGTAACAATGTCCAGCCGTGAAATTGCGGATCTGGTACAGAGCAAACACAGTGATGTGAAACGTTCAGCGGAGCGTCTGGCTGCTGGTGGAGTTTTAACCGCGCCATTGGCGCAGTTCGATTTTGAGCACAATGGCAACGTTTATCAGGAGTACCGGTTCAACAAACGTGACTCGCTGGTCGTGGTCGCCCGGCTGTCGCCGGAATTTACCGCCGCGGTTGTCGATCGCTGGCAGGAACTGGAGGAGGGACGGAATATCAGCGTGCCCCGATCTTTACCTGAGGCGCTGCGCCTGGCCGCAGATTTGGCCGAGCAAAAAGAGCAATTGACGCTCCAGCTTGCAGCTGCGGCGCCAAAGGTTGAATTTGTCGATCGCTACTGCAGCGCCAGCGGCTCACTTTCATTCCGCCAGGTGGCGAAGCTACTTAAGGCCAAAGAAACAGAATTCCGCCTCTTCCTGATCGAGAACGACATCATGTACCGGCTCGGCGGTGCGCTGACGCCGCGGCACCAGCATATTGATGCCGGACGTTTTGAGGTCAAAACGGGGACTTCGACCACTTCTAACCACGCTTTCAGTCAGGCGCGCTTCACGGCTAAAGGGGTGAAGTGGATTGGTGGATTATGGGCAGAACATATCGCTAAAGGGAATGCAGCGTGAGAGCGTTATTGACCCCGGTCGTCGTGAAGGAGTTCGGGATCGTGGTTTTCCGGCCTGGTCCTGAACTCATGCCGCATTTCCATCGCGGGCGCATTCTGCTGGAGAACGAGCCGGAGCGCCTGGCCAACCTGCCAACCGGTGAACTTCCAGTAGCGGGCCAGCCGCTTGCAGAGGACCCATTAATGGTGCCTGTCTTTGAGCATGCCGATGTCATTCAGCGGGCCGGTGGCCTGTCATGCCTCGAGGCCTGGCTGATGCGGGAATCTGGCTGCCAATACCGCCACAGCGACTATCACCATCACGAAATGGTCACCATGCGGCACGCACCCGGCGCGCTGCGGTTGTGCTGGGCCTGCGATATCCGCGTGCGCGAGCAATTTACTGCCGAACTGGCGGGCATTGCACGAAATAACCTGGTAGCCTGGGTATTGTCGGTTGTTCGCGTCGCGCAGGGTTTCGATGATTCCCACCCGGTAACGCTGCCAGAAATGTGCTGGTGGCTGACGATCAATAAGCTGGCCCACGTCATCCCGGAGGCGGTGGCGCGCAAGGTCCTGCGTATCCCGGCTGAGAAATTCCAGTCGGTGACGCGTGAGGCTGACATTGTGCCGTCGGTACCGCCCACCAGCATGATGGAGGAGGCTGTTGAAAAGGTGCTGGCGCTGCAGGTGGATCCAGAGACGCCGGAATCCTACATGCTGAGGCCGAAGCGCCGACGCTGGCAGAACGAGAAGTACACCCGCTGGGTAAAGGCGCAGCCGTGTGCATGTTGCCAGAAACCAGCAGACGACCCCCACCACCTGATCGGCCACGGCATGGGTGGGATGGGTACCAAAGCGCATGATTTGTTCGTGATCCCGCTGTGCAGAGCGCACCACGATGAATTACACGCTGACGCCGTGGCATTTGAAGCGAAATACGGCACGCAGCCGGAGCTGCTGCTGAAAACATTAGACCGGGCGCTGGCTATCGGCGTACTGGCGTAGACGGAGTGGAGAACGCGATGAATCTGGAATCTTTACCAAAATACTATTCCCCTAAATCACCAAAGCTTAATGACGAAACGCCTGCAACCGGCGGCGCCGCACTAACCATTTCCGATGTTATGGCCGCCCAGGGCATGGTACAGGCCGAGGCCCCGCTGGGGTTCAATTTATTCCTGGCGAAGATGGGGATTCAGGATCCACAACCGGCTATCGAGGGGCTTATGAATTATGCGCTGGCGCTGAATAACCCGGCCATGAAAAAGCTGAGCGATGCGGCGCGATCTGAAATCGCTCTCTGCCTGGCACAGTTCGCCTATAGCGATTATGCGCGTTCTGCGGCCAGCAGCTGCGAGTGCCACCACTGTAATGGAAAAGGTGTGATAAGCACTATGCGCGAAGTGGTAAAGCACCCTGGCGTGAAAGGTGTTGAGGCGACAGTTCGTCGGGAGGCGGTTGAGGAGCTTTGCAAGCACTGCGCAGGCAAGGGGAAGATCACCACAGCATGCCGGGATTGCTCAGGCCGCGGTGTAGCGATAGATAAAAAACGCAGCCTTTTACATGGCGTGCCGGTGCAGAAGGTGTGTGGCCGCTGCAATGGAAAAGGTTTCAGTAGGCTCCCGACCACGCTTGCACGCTCCCGGGTGTCTTGTCTGGTACCTGATATGACCGATTACCAGTGGTACAACGGGTTCGCAGATGTGATCAATAAACTTGTAACCAAGTGCTGGCAGGAAGAAACGCACGCAGAGCGCAAATTGAGAGAAGTCACAAGATAGCAACGTATTTAACGATAATGGCGGCAGGATGCTTGCCATTTTCAAAAAATATGGGTAGAGTTCCCTCAACGATGGGCATTGTATGTTCACCGTTAATGTCTCGCCCTCGAGCGAAGTATAAATGGACGCTTAAATGCTCGACTTCATAAAAAACATCCCCCACAACATCTATGAACATTTTGCGACAATGACCACGCTGCTCCTTGTTGCAACGATCGTTAAAATAGTTATCTTCTTTTTGAATTTATGGGTTAATCGATACTATAACCGTAAGTCCATCAAGCATCTCATGAAACAGCCGGGGATGACTGAAGAGCGGGCCGAACAGATCGTCAGAGATATGTTTGGGCAAAAAAAGCGCCCTAAAATGCTAACGAAAATTAAGACTATATTTTCGAAAAGCAAAACAACTCCTGAATGAGCCGAAATATCACTGACACTGCTCACGTCAAATTCATTTAATACGTTACTCAATTCGAAGGCTGCCGGTTGGCGGCCTTTTTTGTTTCCCCTCACTTCTGAGAGGACTCACGGCAATAAGAGGGGGCTAAATGTCCGATCCGATTTCTGGCACTGGGCTGACCGGTGGTGCCCTTACGGGTGCCAGTGTCTATGGACTGCTGACCGGGACAGATTACGGTGTGGTGTTTGGCGCGTTTGCAGGGGCTGTATTCTACATCGCCACAGCCGCAGACCTGGGCGCGGCACGCCGAATGGCATATTTCGTTGTGTCTTATATCGCCGGCATTCTCTGTTCCGGCCTGGTGGGTTCGAAGCTGGCTAACTGGACTGGCTACAGCGATAAGCCTTTGGACGCCATTGGTGCCGTTATTGTTTCTGCATTAGCCGTCAAAATCCTGACGTTCCTGAATAACCAGGATGTCGGCTCGCTGGTGGCGCTGATAACGCGCCGGGGAGGTTCTGGTGGTACTAAATGACCCGACAGCAACTATCAACGCGCTGCTCTGCGCCGGGGTAGTGATCACCCTGATGTTTTACCGTCGTGGTGATTCACGTCATCGCCCGTGGGTTTCCCGCCTGGCGTGGTTGATTACTGTCACGTACAGCGCGGTGCCGTTAGCCTATCTGTGCGGCATATATCCTCATTCATCGTGGGCCACCATTGGTGCCAACGTCATTTTCCTTTCCGTGCTGGTGGCCGTCAGAGGCAACGTTGCGCGGCTGGTCGATCATCTGAGGCAATAATGAACCAAACACAATTTCAGAAGGCGGCTGGTATAAGCGCCGGGTTAGCTGCGCGCTGGTATCCGCATATCGACGCAGCGATGAAAGAGTTCGGCATTGCCGCGCCACTCGACCAGGCCATGTTCATCTCACAGATAGGCCATGAGTCCGGTGGTTTTTCCCGGCTGGTGGAAAACCTGAACTATGCGGCAGACAGTCTTGTGTCAGTGTTCGGTAAGCACCGCATCACAGCACAACAGGCCGCAGCCCTCGGCAGAACGGCCACGCAGCCAGCTAACCAGAAAGCTATCGCCAATCTGGTTTATGGCGGAGAGTGGGGAAAAAAGAACCTGGGCAATCAGGTGGCTGGTGACGGCTGGAAATACCGGGGCCGCGGTCTGAAGCAGATCACAGGCCTGAGCAACTACCGTAACTGTGGTCAGGCGCTGAAGCTGGATCTGGTAACCCACCCGGAGCTGCTGGAGCAGGATGTCTATGCCGCGCGATCAGCAGCATGGTTTTACGTGTCCCACGGCTGCCTGCTTTATTCGGGCGATGTTGGGCGCGTCACGCTGATCATCAATGGCGGGCGTAACGGTCTGGATAAACGGCGCGCTCTGTTCAACCTGGCTAAATCGGTGCTCACATGAAGAAATGGCTGCGCATCCTTCTCCCGCACTGGGAGACAGATACCGTCGTACTGCAGGCGGAGGGAAATGAACTCCATATCGTTTGCAGTTATGCCGATGTCGAACCGGGTGAACTCTTCGATGGTATGTGTGAGCTTAGGATCTTCTCCTGGTTCAACTGGGGTTTCCCTGTCGGGAAGCCGGTAAATGTTCGCTCTTTTGAACCGAAGGTAAAAGCATGAGCATAGTAGAAATCATTATCGGTGCTATTTGCGCTGTGCTGGCTGCCGCAGCTGGTGGTTTTAGCCTGGGCCATATTCGCGGCACGGGCAAAGCAGAAGCAAAAGCTGATCAGCAGCGCACCGAAGATAACGCCGCGGCAACGGTCGCAGCAGCAGAACGCCGGGTAGAAGCAACGAAAGAGGCCAGCAATGTACAGCAGACTGTTAACCGTATGCCTGATGACGATATTGATCGCGAGCTGCATGACTCGTGGAAGCGCCCCGGTGGTGGTTGATACTGCGTGTGACTGGGTAAAGCCAATCTACCTTACTGATCACGACATTGATGTGCTGGACCGGCAGACGAAGAAAGACATCCTGGCGCATAACAAAGCCTGGGAACATAACTGTGCTGCGGCAGGTTTGAACGTAGTTCCTTAAACCTCAGCGAACAGGCAAACACAGTAAAGAAAAAACTGGGCTATGTGAAATATCACACGAAACAGCGATTCCAGTGATAGAGTGATAAACTTCATGCTTACTTTGCTAAAGGGGGATGCATGGATAAGGATTTAATCGAAGCGTTAAGGGCTATTCCGAAAGAGATGTTACTTGAAATTTATAATGACGGGCCTAAAGGACCATTAAAGCAAATGGGGGCTTTAGGTGAAAGCATTTTGAAAACATTAAGATACATCACCTATCCATTACAGGTTGCTGCTCATCGCCAAGATTTAATTGATAGAAGGTTCGCTGAAGCATTAAAAACAGTTCCAGAATCAAGAAGGATTGCTCCAAGCGATAGCCTGGCTCTTGAAGTGGCAGATAAATTAAGATTTCAAGTTCATGACAATTTAATTTCTGACATGTATATAGATCTTCTTTCAGCATCAATGGATTCGCAGAGGGTTAATTTAGCTCATCCTTCCTTCATTCATATAATTGGACAGTTATCCTCAGACGAAGCCTTCTTACTACTCAGATTATCTGAGAACGAGTGTTCACCGTACGTTAGGCGAATGGCTGACTGGGGAGTTGTAAGCGAAAATGAGAGGGAAACGCATTTTTCCTCTGCTAGATTCCCTATAAATAATGTCGAGACAAGTCTTACAGAAATCTTCTTGAAGCCAGAGGATATGCATTTCCCGCAAAATTTCTATATGTATATTGATCACCTTAGATCTCTTGAGCTTATAGAGTATTGTGGTAATGATATCGAAGTGCCTGATGAGTGGCGGCAAACAAGGTCTTCCGCGTATGCTTTTTGGTTTATTAGTTTGAGCAAGTTTGGCAAATTGTTTTTCGAGTGCTGCAGCAAAGGCCTACAAAAACTAGATTAAATTTTATTTTTTGAAGTATACCGCGTCAGGGTGGTTTTCTATTGTGATCGCTATGGGCAGACTCATCGTAATGGCTATAGGGGATAAATCATAAATATCCCCTGTAGGGGTTAAGGTATCCAGCCTGCATTCACTGAGTGCCTTAGATAATGCGTTCCGATAGAATTATCTCATCGTTAAAGTGAGGTGCACATGGATGCTAATTACATTTCATATGAGGCGCTTGTTGCCAGCAGAGAAGCAGCTGATTGGGCTTTATGGGCAATGCTGGGTACGTGGTTTTCCGGAATCGTTACTTTAGTGGCAGCTTGCTTTGCTTTATTAGCCTTAAAAACATGGAGGAAACAAGAAAAACATAACGAAAAGAAAGCTTTAAAAGTATCTCTGATAAATTATCGGAATCTTTTGCTCGCTATGCCTGAAAAGCTCGATCCACAAGATCCAAACTGCCAGCAACCTGCTTTGATTCTAGAAGCGTCCATGAATCAAATTTATCTCTGTGTGACATTGATGGAAGTTAATCTCAGAACGCATGAGATTGGGATGGAATTTCATGCCCTTTTCAAGAGGCATAGCGAATACATGAAAGGTAAGGTGAGCCGCGACAAAGTAAGGGACTTACTTATCCCATTTATTGCGAAGCCTTTCATTTCTGGCGAGTACAACATTTAGTCTGACTGCTTTTTTATCTGCTCATACAACTTCAGACCACTGGCATTTGCTGGTGGTTTTTTTATTGGAGCAAACATGCCCGCGCCACGTATTTATAACAGCCGGTGGGACAAAGCCAGACTCACATTTTTGAAGTCTCATCCTTTATGCGTCATGTGCCTGCGGCAAAACCGAGCTGTACCGGCTACCGTTGTCGATCACATCAAACCGCACAAACTGAAAGAAGCGCTGAACGGCGGGACGCAGGAAGCATTAGCAAAGGCTCAGAAGCTATTCTGGGACAAGGCCAACTGGCAGCCACTCTGTAAGCAGCACCACGATTCCACCAAGCAGCGCGAAGAGAAGCGCGGTCACGTCATCGGGTGCGACGAGAACGGAATGCCGCTTGCCCCGTCATCCCATTGGCGCAAATGAGAAAGATTATCAATCATAATGGGGAGGGCGGGGTCAGAGTTCAGGAGGCAGCGACTTCCTGACCGCCCGCCCCCGTTTTTATGCACAACCGCGAAATGAAAAGTTTTTTTCTGGGAGGTTCCGATGGCAGGAAGACGCCCGAAACCGACCCACCTTAAGGTCGTAACCGGCAATCCGGGCAAGCGAAAACTTAACGACAAAGAACCTTCACCCGCAAGAGAGATCCCGAGTCCGCCGTCACACCTCACCGACTGGGGAAAAGTGGCGTGGGGAAAGCTGACTGTTCTTCTTGATGAAATGGGCGTGCTGACCGTCGCCGACGTTCTGGCGCTCGAAAGACTGTGTGATATCTACGCTGACATTCTCCAGCTACGGATCACGATTGCCGAAGAAGGCAGAACCTACACGGTTCAGACTGAAAGCGGATTTCTTATCAAAGCAAACCCGGCGGTATCAATGCTTGCTGATGCAGATCGCCGCTTCAAAAGTTATCTGGTGGAATTTGGCTTAACGCCTGCAGCGCGATCGAAGGTAAATGTTAATGGTGGAGAAAAAGAAGAAGACCCGCTCAACCAGTTCTTCGGTTGACCCGGCAACTCAATATGCACTTGACGTTACAAGCGGGAAAAAACTGGCTGGGCCGGATATTCGCGCCGCCTGCGCGCGACACCTTCGCGATCTGGAGGAGGGGCCGAGAAGGGGCCTGTTCTGGGATGTTGAGGCAGTAACGCGTGTCATAGAATTCTTCGCTAAGGTGCTGAAGCTTAACGGCGGTGAGCATGAGGGTAAGCCATTTATCCTGCTGCCGTGGCAGTGCTTCATTGTTGGTTCTCTTTTCGGCTGGAAGGCAGAGGACGGCACGCGCCGTTTTCGCATGAGCTACATCGAGTCAGGTAAGGGTTCGGGTAAGTCGCCATTGGCGGGCGGTGTTGGCCTTTACCTTCTGATGGCGGACAAAGAGCCGCGCGCTGAAATTTACGCGGCGGCCACAAAAAAAGACCAGGCGATGATCCTTTTTCGCGATGCGGTGACGATGGTCGATCAGTCCCCCGCACTGGCACAGCGCATTACCAAATCCGGCACCGGCCTGAACGTCTGGAACCTGGCGTTCCTGCAGACAGGTTCTTTTTTTAAGCCAATCAGCTCAGACGACGGTCAGTCGGGTCCGCGTCCGCACGGCGCTCTGATAGATGAGGTTCACGAACACAAGACTAACGCTGTTGTTGAAATGATGCGCGCTGGTACCAAAGGGCGGCGGCAGGCTCTAATGTTCCTTATAACCAACAGCGGGCACGATAAAACCAGCGTCTGTTTCGAATATCACGAATACGGTCGCAAGGTTGCAGCCGGTGACCTGGAAGATGATAGCTTTTTCAGCTTCATCTGCTCGCTGGATGAAGGCGACGACCCGTTTAAAGATGAAACCTGCTGGGGTAAAGCTAACCCATCACTGGGCCAGACGTTTACAGACAAATATTTGCGCGAGCAGGTGACGCAGGCACGCGGTATGCCGTCGAAAGAGAGCATCGTACGGCGGCTCAATTTCTGCCAGTGGGTGGAGTCAGCTGATCCGTGGGTTGACAGTGACACCTGGATGAACTGCGAAGAGGACTTCGATCCTGAAGAACTGACAGGCGAGGAATGCTATGGCGGACTGGACTTGTCAGGTTCACGTGACCTTACCGCGCTTGCGCTTTACTTCCCGAAATCGAAAAAGCTTCTTGTCGAGTTCTGGACCCCTAAAGACACATTGCTTGAGAGAGCCAAAACCGACCACGTCCCCTATGACGCCTGGCTGCGAAACGGTTACATCCATGCCCCGCCGGGTAAAGCGGTGAATTACGGTTTTGTTGCCGTTCGTATCGGTGAGCTGGCAGCCAGATACGATATTAAATGCATCGCGTTTGACCAGTACCGAATTAAATATCTTGAACCTGAGCTGGAAAACGAATCGGTAAGCGTTGATCTGATCCCTCACGGCCAGGGCTTCTATAAAGCGCAGGAGTCTGGTCTGTGGATGCCGCGATCAATTGAGCTTTTTGAAGAGCACCTGAACAACAGGGCGCTTGCTATCCGCACTAACCCCTGCCTGCGATGGAATGCCGCCTCTGCGGTTCTTGAGGCTGACCAGAAGGACAACCGCATCTTTGCCAAAAAGAAAAGCACCGGGCGCATCGATGGCGTGGTGGCATCTGCCATGGCGATCGGGGCGGCGGAAGACGCTGTTCTGGTGGAAAGCGGTGATCCTGATGACTTTTTTGACGACCCGATCATGGTAGGTATCTGATGAAGGAAAAAAAACGGCCGGGCCGCATCAAAAGCGCGATTGTTAACTGGCTCGGTGAGTCGATTGGGCTAAATGACGCGGCTTTCTGGCAGGAGTGGTACGGCGCCAGTAGCAGCGGCAAAGTCGTGACCGCAGAAAAAGCGCTGGCGCTGTCTTCTGTATGGGCGTGCGTGCGCCTGCTGAGTGAGTCTGTTTCAACCCTGCCGATGAAAGTATACGAACGCGCTGCTGACGGCTCCCGCAAACTGGCGCTCACACATCCGGCTTACCAGGTGCTGTGCCGACGTCCTAACAGTGAAATGACGCCGTCGCGCTTCATGCTAATGGTGGTTGCCAGCATCTGTCTGCGGGGGAATGCCTACGTTGAGAAAAAGATGATCGGCAGCAAATTGGTTTCGCTGGTGCCGCTTCTTCCTCAGTCCATGAAGGTGGAGCGCCTGGACAACGGCCAGCTGCAATACACTTATACCGAGAAGGGTGTTCCGCGCATCATCCCTGTCAGTAACATGATGCACATCCGGGGTTTTGGCCTGGATGGTGTCTGCGGCATGATGCCGATGCGCACCGGTCGAGATGTGTTCGGGGCCGCTATGGCCGTAGAAGAATCAGCAGCCAAGATTTTCGAAAACGGCATTCAAACGTCGGGTTTCTTTCTTTCCAAAAACCTGCTTACCACAGAGCAGCGTAAGAAGAACCGCGAAAACCTCAACCGCTTCGTTGGGTCAAAAAACGCCGGCAAGGTCATGGTGCTTGAAGGCGACATGTCCTATCAGGGGATCACTCTTAATCCTGAAGACGCCCAGATGCTGGAATCACGATCTTTCAGTATTGAAGAGATTTGCCGCTGGTTCAGAGTGCCGCCCTTTATGGTGGGTCATGTGGACAAGCAGAGCAGCTGGGCGTCGAGCGTTGAGGGGATGAACCTTCTGTTCCTGACCAATACGCTGCGCCCGATGCTGGTAAATATTGAACAGGAGATTTCACGCTGCCTGCTTAACGGCGATGAAGACCTGTTTGCTGAGTTCTCCGTTGAGGGATTGCTGCGCGCAGACAGCGCCGGGCGCTCAGCCTACTACACTACGGCTCTGCAAAACGGCTGGATGTCGCGTAATGATGTTCGCCGACTGGAGAATCTTCCGCCAATTGAGGGTGGTGATATTTACACCGTACAACTGAACCTGACACCGCTTGAAGATTTACGCAAAAACAGCGCAGCCGCAAAAGCTAAATTGCTGCGTGAAGTCCACGATGCCGTTTTCCCGGATATTCCTTTCGAACAATCACCGCTTAAACAGGCGGCTTAGGAGCAACCCCAATGACAGTTAAAAGTCTTCCGGCAGCGCCGGAGGGGCGGCCTTATGCGCGCGAAAAGCGCGATTTGCCGTCTTCCGCTATGGAGCGCTGGAACGGCGGCATTAAAGCCGCAAAGTCTGGTGAAAACAGCATCTCTGTCTTCGATGTAATCGGTTCCGACTGGTATGGCGAGGGCGTGACGGCGAGCCGCATCGCCGGGGCGCTTCGTTCCCTTAACGGCGCGGATGTCACGGTTAACATCAACAGCCCTGGCGGCGATATGTTTGAAGGCCTGGCAATTTATAACCTGCTGCGCGAGTACGAAGGCAGAGTCACCGTGAAGGTTCTGGGTCTGGCTGCGTCGGCGGCGTCGGTCATCGCAATGGCCGGTGACGATGTGCAGATCGGGCGCGGTGCATTCCTGATGATCCATAACTGCTGGGTATGCGCGATGGGTAACCGTCACGACCTGGCGCAGATCGCTGCTGACCTGGCACCGTTTGATAAAGCGATGAGCGATATCTACCAGGCGCGCAGCGGTCTTGATGCCGAAACCGTCGAAAAGATGATGGACGGCGAAACCTATATCGGCGGCAGTGAAGCCGTTGAGAGAGGCTTTGCTGACAGCCTGCTTTCCGCCGACGAAATCGCTGATGAAGACGACAGCCCTTCTGCTGCCCTGCGTAAGCTCGACGCGCTTCTGGCGAAAGCGAATACCCCACGCTCTGAGCGGCGAAAACTTCTTAAAGCATTATCAGGCAGCACGCCAGGCGCTGCTGCCGATCCTGCTGGTACGCCGGGCGCTACCGATGAAATAAAACCTGAAACCATCCATTCCCTTGAAAGCGCCCTGTCGGCGTTAGTCAAATAAGGACCCTTTATGTCTGAAGTAAACGAAATTCTGAAAAAAGTTACCGCCAGCATTGAAGAAGCAACCGGCAAGTTCAATGCGAAAGCAGAAGATGCACTGAAAGAGGCGAAAAAAGCTGGGTCTCTGTCCAGTGAAACTAAAGAGACAGTGGACAAGATGGCTTCCGAGCTTAACGCCATGCGCGAAGCGGAAAAAGTGCTTAAAGCTTCGCTGGGGGAGCTGGAGCAACATGTAGCCCAGATGCCGCTGAGCAACGCTGCTAAAGTCGTGGAAAGCGTTGGTCGTCAGGTTATCTCTTCTGAAGCGCTTAAAACATTTGCTGCAGGCGTGGAAGGCAACAAGCGCCTGAGCATTCCTGTCAGCGCCGCTTTACTGTCAGTGAATGTTCCCGGTCAGATTGTTGCGCCGGATCGTCTGCCTGGTATTGATACGCAGCCAAAGCAGCGTCTGTTTATCCGCGATTTGATTGCGCCAGGGCGCACAGAGTCAAATACCATTTACTGGGTGCAGCAGACAGGCTTTACCAATAACGCTAAAGCGGTAGCGGAAAATACCACTAAACCTTACAGCGATATCGCCTTCGCTGAAAAAATCACGCCGGTTCGCACTATTGCACACCTGTTCAAGGCGGCGAAACAGATCCTCGACGATATGCCACAGCTTCAGTCAACGATTGATGCAGAGCTTCGCTATGGGCTGAAATACGTCGAAGAACAGGAAATTCTCTTCGGTGATGGTACCGGCGCACACCTGGACGGCATTGTCCCTCAGGCATCTGCTTATGCTGCGGCATTTAGCGTTGCGCAGCAGAACGGTATCGATGATCTGCGTCTGGCGATGCTACAGGCGCAACTGGCACGCTTCCCGGCTTCTGGTCATGTCCTGCACTTCATGGACTGGGCGAAGATTGAACTCACCAAGGACACACTGGGCCGCTACATTCTGGCGAACCCGGCTGCGCTGGCTGGCCCAACTCTTTGGGGGTTGCCGGTAGTGGCGACCGAGGCCGCTGCATTCCAGGGTAAATTCCTGACCGGTGCATTCAATGCCGGTGCGCAAATCTTTGATCGCGAAGATGCCAACGTTGTTATCTCCACGGAGAACGCCGACGACTTCGAGAAAAACATGATCTCGATCCGCTGCGAAGAGCGTCTTGCACTGGCGGTGAAACGCCCTGAAGCGTTTATCTATGGCAGCTTCACCGCACCGGCTCCTGGTGGCGAATAATCCATAACTGCGGCCTACGGGCCGCCTTTTCCCCCTGAGGAAGCCTGAATGAAAATGCGATCCCTTAAACCGGTATATTTCAACGGCGCTGTGCAGATTGAAGGCAGTGAGTTTGAAACGCTGGAGCAACACGGCCGCGAGCTGATTAAAAAAGGTTATGCCGAGCAGATCGGTGATGACTCCGAAGCAACGGATAAAGCAGAAGCAGAAGCCAAAGAAAGAGCTGACGCCGAAGCGAAACAGAAGGCCGAAGCAGAAGCAGAAGCAGAAGCAGAAGCTAAAGCCAGGGCCGAAGCAGAAGCCAAAGAAAAAGCTGACGCCGAAGCAAAGGCTAAAGCGAAAAGCAAATAAGGTGAAGTCATGCTGCTAACGCTGGATGAAATCAAAATGCAGTGCCGCCTGGAGAATGACTTCACGGACGAAGACAGGCTTCTGGAAATGCTGGCGTTGGCAGCAGAGGCGAGAGCAACCACCTATCTCAACCGGAACCTCTATAAAACCAATGATGAAATCCCGGATCTCGATGAGGATGGCATGGTTATTACAGAGGATATCCGGTTGGGGCTGCTGATGCTGGTCAGCCACTGGTACGAAAACCGCAGCTCTGTATCTGAGCTTGAAAAATCAGCAACACCGATGTCTTTCGAGTTCCTGCTGCAGCCACGCCGCCTGCCTGTCTCGGGATTCTGATATGCAACTCCGATCAACGCGCACAAGCGCGACCTACCTGCTGCCCGATCCGGGTGAGCTTGATAAACGGGTGCTGCTTCGTAAACGGGTCGATGTTCCCGCAGCAGATCTCGGTACCCGTCCTGATTACCCCGAGTCTTATCCGGTCTGGGCAAAGGTCGTCCAGACCAGTGCAACCACTTACCAGGAAACAGCCCAGACCGACAACGCGATCACGCACTACATCACCGTGCGCTGGCGCCGCGGGATCACCAGTGATTTTGAAGTGGTGCAGGGTGAACAGGTGTACCGCGTCAGGCGGGCCCGCGACCTGAACAGTAAGCGACGTTACCTGCTGCTCGAGTGTACCGAGCTTGGAACAGAGCCAGCGATAACCGGAGGGAACAGTAATGGCAACTCCCTTTTTTCACGTTGATATTCAGCAGCCCAAAGAGATGCGCTTCAACCGGGCGCGCGTCCGCCGGGCCTTCATCCATATCGGCCAGCGGCACATGCGCGACGCCCGCCGCCTGGTGATGCGCCGCGGTCGCTCTGAACCTGGTGAAAACCCGGGGTACCAGAGCGGACGGCTGGCTAAATCCATCGGTTATATGGTGCCGAGGGCCAGCAAGAACCGCCCGGGGTTTATGACGCGTATCGCGCCTAACCAGCGAAACGGGCAGGGGAACCGGCTCATCACCGGCGACTTTTACCCGGCGTTTCTGTTCTACGGTGTGCGGGGCGGCGCTAAGCGTCGGCGTGGCCACCACCGGGGTGCATCCGGGGGGAGTGGCTGGCGGCTGGCACCGCGTAACAACTTCATGATCGAAACGCTTCAGAAAAACAGCCCGTGGACGCGCTACTACCTGGCGCGCGAGCTGCGCCTCTCACTCAAGCCGGAGAAACGCCGCTGATGAAACTGACGCCAGTTATTGCCAGCCTGCGCGCCCGCTGCCCTTTATTTCAGAACCGGGTGGCCGGTGCCGCGCAGTTTAAGGATCTGCCTGAGGTCGGCAAGATGTTGCTGCCCGCGGCCTATGTGGTACCGGGCGATGATTCGCCGGGGGAACAAAAAAGCCAGACAGATTACTGGCAGACGCTGCGCGAGGGCTTCTCCGTAATTGTGTTCGTCAGTAACAGCCGTGACGAACGCGGCCAGTTTGCTTCCTTCGATGTGGTGCATGAAGTTCGCCAGGCACTCTTTAAAGCGCTGCTGGGCTGGAACCCGGAAGAATACGGCAACCCCATCACCTATGACGGTGGCACGCTGCTGGATGTGAACCGTCACGAGCTGAGTTATCAGTTCGACTTCGTCGTTGAGTCTGAGCTGACAGAAGACGACACCCGGCAGCAGGACGATCTGAACGCGCTGGATGAGTTCAAAACCCTTTCCATCGATGTCGATTTTATCGATCCGGGCCACGGGCCAGACGGTGAAATCGAACACCACATTGAAATCAACCTTCCCACCTGAGGAAAACCATGTTTGTAAAACCCAAAAAAGGGCGGTCAGTCCATGACCCGCTCCGAGGCGACCTTTTGCCTGAGGAAGGGCGAAACGTTGAAGAGAGCCAGTACTGGTACCGTCGGGAAATCGACGGGGATATTGCAATTGTTCAGCCGGAAAAAGGCGGCGAACCGGAAAATAAGGCGAGCACTAAATGACAGTATCGATGAACACCATCCCGTCTGATCTCCGCGTTCCGCTGTTTTATGCGGAGATGGACAACAGCGCGGCGAATACAGCCCAGACCAGCGCCCCTTCGCTTCTAATCGGCCATGCCAACGCGGGTGCCAGCATCGTCACCAACCAGCTGGTTTTCATGCCGACAGCCGATTACGCGGTTCGGGTTGCTGGCGCTGGCAGCCAGCTGGCGCGCATGGTCGAGGCGTACCGTAAAACCGACCCCTTCGGCGAACTCTGGGTTATCGCTGTGCCGGAACCGACCGGAACGGCAGCGACGGTCACCCTGACGGTAACAGGCTCTGCCCTGGCTGCTGGCGTGGTATCGCTTTATATCGGTAACCGCCGCATTCAGGCGGCCGTCAGTGCAAGTGATGCAGTGGCCGCAATTGCCACATCCATTGCCAGTGCCATTACCGCTGACGGGCGCACGCCATACACTGCCGCTGCTGCCGCAGGTGTGGTGACGCTGACGGCGCGCCATAAGGGCACCTGGGCAAACGACATCCCGGTAACGCTGAATTACTACGGGTTTAGCGGCGGAGAGTCCCTGCCATCTGGCGTCAATATTGCGATCGCTACGGGTGCCTCAGGTACCGGCGCGCCAGCGCTGAGCGGAACGATCGCGGCGATGGGGGATGAGCCCTTCGATTATATCGGCCATCCGTTTAGCGACACGGCGTCAGTTAACACCATCAGCCAGGAAATGAACGATACCAGCGGGCGCTGGAGCTGGTTACGCCAGATTTACGGCCACGTCTACACCGCAAAAATTGCCGTTGTAAGCGATCACCGTCTTCAGGCGGCGCAG